ATTCAATATGTCGGTCGCTTGGGTCGCAGTACCTATGCGTGAATATCTTGGGAGACAAACATGCGAATGGTCGTTAGGATAAATTAAATGGTGGTAGGCCATTGAAAGTCCATTGCAAATGCGTATATTCGCATTATGGAAGAATGGAAGCAAGTGCCTAATTACAGTTCATACCATTGCTCAAACACGGGTCTAATTAAGACCTTCAATTGGAAGGGTAGCGGTCAAACAAGGATAATGAAACCAGCCTATGACGGTAGCGGATACCTAAGAACTATGCTGAAGCGTGACGATGGTAGGATTCACACCATTCGGGTTCACCGTATTGTTGCTCAAACTTGGATTGATAACGCAGACAATAAAGAATGCGTAAATCACAAGAATGGGGTTAAGGACTGCAACCACGTTGATAATTTGGAGTGGTGTACCGTGCATGAAAATAATGCGCACGCCAAAGAGAACGGGCTGCAATATGTGTTGAAGGGTGAAGAAATAGGCAATAGCATTCTTACAGAACAACAGGTTTCCGAAATAAGGTGCAAGTATGTACCTCATAAGGTCACAAGGAAAATATTGGCAGAAGAATATGGGGTCACAGTCGCCACTATCAAAGACGTTATTTCAAGGCGTACTTGGACGCATCTATAATGCAAATCAAAATAAGTTCGGCATACGCGGCTGCTTTTTCAAGCAAGAAACGCTACATACATATTTTCGGAGGCAGGGCTGCGGCAAAATCACATTCCAAAGCCGTCCAAATGCTCGGAAAGTGCATGATGCCATCGTACTACCGTGGCGTTCTAATGCGCGAAGTACACGCATCTATTCGTGACAGCCAATTCAGGGAACTGAAAGACCTAATAGAAATGTATGGTCTTGGGGCTATGTTTCAGATCAATGAAACGGTTATGGCGTTCAAATGCGTCACCACGGGCAACACCATCATTTCACGCGGCTTAAAGAAGACCTCCAAGAACGAAACCGCGAAGGTCAAATCTATTAAGGACCCGACTGACATTTGGTTCGAGGAGGCGGACGAAATAAGCGCGGAGGATTTCAGAAAGGCGGATATGTCTGTAAGGACTAAGCGCGGTGATCTGCAAATCACGCTATCGTATAACACTGATATTGATGAAGACCACTGGATAAGAACAGACTTCCACGACCAAGACAGAGACGATACGTTCTACTGCCATACAACGTACCTAAGTAACATTGAAAACCTTGACGCTGATTACGTTCGGAGTTTGGAGCGTATGGCAACCATCGACCCCGACTATTACAACGTCTATGTGTTGGGAATGTGGGGAGGTAAGAAGGTGGTCAGTCCTTTTGCCCATGCGTTCGACCGTTCGCTCCACGTTCAGACCTGCCACTACAACCCGCTGCGTCCGTTGTACATTTCAATGGACTTTAACATTGACCCGTTCGCGTTCGTTTATTATCAGTATTGGGTTGAAGGGGGCAAGCATCATCTACACATATTTGAGGAGGAGACAATACTTGGAGGCACAGTAGATGAGGCCATCAAACGAATTAAAGACAAGTTCGCCCCTGCGTTGGGTATGGTGACAATACAAGGCGATTACAACGGCAACGTTCGCAGCATGATCGCGCCTGAAAAGACAAGTATCTATAAGACCATACAAAGCGGGTTAAAGCTGAATGATAGGCAATTCGACCTACGCCCAAACCCTCGGCACGTTGATAGCCGTAATGATGTAAACTACTTTTTGCGAAACTTCGATGACTTCCGCATAGACCCGAAATGCCTTTACACCATCCGCGACTTTGAACGCGTAGAAATAAACCCAGACGGAAGCATTAGAAAGACCGACCGCTCACAAGGCAACCAACGTGCCGACCATTTGGACGCTTGTAGGTATCTCATCAATGGTAAAGATGTGCAGCGGTGGATAGTTGAGCATAGGCGGATGGGTGGGTTTTGACCCAATTAAACACACCACGTCTATACAAGCAATTCTATTAGAACTGCGAGTCTGGCAAGCAATGCAATTAAGGCCAATTCTTCAATCGTTCAAGGGAAAGCCCCTACTCCAAACGATTTAAGCATAAACGGCTTTTCTCTATTCACCGTTCAGCAACTCCTTAAAACCCCTTACTTCATTCCCCCTTAGAGCGAGGGTTTGCTTTAACGACCGAGTTGACACGTGTGGGTCATTGCTCGGATTAGGGCTGCACTACTAACAATACTGTTCGGGTGATTATCCGAGCCATCGGACAAGGGTCAAACGCTGAAAGCACCCTTTTATTTTACCGTTCCAACTTGGGGGCGCATTGCTGCAATTCCCCCACCGTTGGCTCGGATGCTGCAAATTTAAGCAAACTATTTAGATGCCCAACTCCCTCCGTGTAGCCGCATCAGGTTTGTAATATCCTTTCTCAATAGCGTCCTGAATTGCAATTTTAGGCACGGAGAAAACGGACACGGGCAATAGTGAGTGCTGGCAATTGTAACCGCCTACATAAGCGAATATAGTTTGAGGATCGGTCGCCCTGTTCATGCCATCCCATCCTTTGCCATTACTGCACGCTCCCAACTCTTGCCTATTACCCCAAAGTTCGATTTCTTTCTTGTGGTAAAACTTGCCGTTGCGCTCATTGCAAAAGCAGCGGGTAGTGTCTATGCGACCACCTAAATAACGATACCACTCAAGACCTAGATCAGACGCGACAATCTCCGTGAAAGCGCGATCGGTCACTGCTATTGTATCAGTCACAAGTTGACGGGAGTACGCAAGCAACCGCCCATCATATTGAGGTGTTCCAGTTATGTTGTCAATTACGGACGCGAGTAGTTCTGAATAGCTTGCTTTCGTCTGTATTCCTGTGAGCAGAGTCTCGAATATCGGGCTTACAACCGCTTCATCAATTCCATTGGCAAGCTGCCGAACCAACTGGACGCGTCTTGCTGCGTAGGTCGCACTTGCGAACGTTGAAGGTGCTACTTCTCCAAGTGTGGCAAGATAAGCCGTAGAAGTGGCCTGTTGCGCTATCATATCGGCTCGAAGTTCTCCAAGTATCTCGGAGTATTCACCTGATGTCATGTATACCCGTATATCTTCGAGTATCATAAACAAAGTGTTGATGTTCTTGTCTGTCTGCTCAATGAACCCGTCAACGGTCGTAAGGTCTCCCATCAACCGCGTCAGTCGTTGGGCTATCTTCGGCTGAATGTTCAGAATAGCCGCAACCCATCTATCTGGAATATCAGTGAGGCCGTCAACTTTTGACCGTAGTAGTTCGGCTGCTGTTGGCATTACAATTCAACTACCCTATAAGCAATGTAAACTTTGATGTCGTAAGTTCCCGCTGTTGGATCACCCGCAAACGTCTTTAGTAAAATAGCATTGCTGACCATATTAGTATTGCTTGCCACCGTAACCGCATTAGGGGTGAATTTTACTATTCTATTGATGGTACTTTCCAAGAACTCCGATGTGAACATTGCAACTGTTGCGCCTTGCTCTATCACTTCAAGGGTTGTATTTGTTGCGTAAGGCGGGGCAATGTAATTCCCATCGGTACTTGCAAATACGCTGATAACATCGTAAATGAATCCAGCAGGTGGTGCTGAAACAAGTACAACGGGTGAACTATTTGAAGTTCCAACTTCAGAAGCGGTTACAACCTGCGAATGTTCATGTATGCAAATGCACCCATTCAAAGCCTGTGCCGCACTCACAACGTCCTCAATAGGTGCGCGGTAAGCTATGCCTCCGTTATCGTAAATAGTCACCTGTTGGCCACTTACAATTGCAGCTGCCACAATAGGCGTAAGGCTTGTCACATTGATCACTGATACTTCTGCCATGTTATCCGTTGTTATAGGAGAATGCAACTCCGTTAATTCCTTCTACTGTTAGAACTGACCCGCCAAAGATAAGGCCACCTGTTCCCGTCAAAGCTAATACCGTTCCGTCAGGGCTGCAACCCGTGTCTGCCACCGTTGCGCATGCACGTTTCTCGGTGAGTTCTACTTTGTCAACAAAGGTCATAGTGACAATCTCAAAATCCACATGGTCCTCTTTGGATGAGGACGGATATTCTTGATCTGTACATTTCTTGTTTACGCCATTGATGTACACGTTATCAATGAACCTCAATAGCTGCATGAAGTCGTGAACATACTCTGGCGCACCGAACAGAAGTGATTTCGCCTTTTTAAGTCTGGCGTATGTCGTTGAAGATTTTCCGCTTGCAAATTCGTATTCAGAAGATACAGAGGGGTATCCGCTGCCCCTAT